TCGCCATTCTCTAGCTTGTTTTGTGCGGCCTTCTAGCATAGTTCTATCCCAACCAAACACTGCTGATACAGCATCTTTTAAACTGTTGGCAAACGATTCTCGTCGAAAACCGTGAAAGTTAGTAAGATAATCGGCAATAGTATCTTTGCCTGAACCAATAAAACCGCACACACCTATAATCATAGCATCCCCTTAGACGATACTATAATTTATTACATTTAAGTTACGATGTCAAATTTTTATTAGCCAATTACAAAAGTTAGAGGCGTGCCGCCTTCTTTGTAGTTGATTAGATCTAGCTCTAGTGTTTCCATTTCGGCCTTGCCTTCATTCTTTAGAGCAGTTCCGTTTAATGTGGTACTACCTTGTGGACTAGCAATGGTGCCAAACTTTTCGCGAGCTTCACCTAGGATAACTTTACATCCGGCTAAACTATAGTCTCTTAACCATTGGCTGGCATAGGGATCTTGAAGTAGATTAAAGTCAGGACGATAATTATACATCCATACTAGCAATTCTTCTTCGCTTTGTGGGCGTTGCATAATTGTCAATAACTTGCTTGTTTTGTTAAAGGTAAAATTAACATCACTACCAAACATTTTACCAACCTGCTTTTGATAACTAGCAAAGGCATAATAAGTAGCTAGGCCACCCATGTTTGTACTGGCTAACAAATAAGTGTTAGAATATGCTAAGTTGAACGGTTCAAACAAACTGCCGCCATTGCCGCCACCGCTACGCGACCCGATGCTACGACGGAATAACTGACGAACTTCAATAACTTCTTTGGGCAATACATAGTCGTTGGTATCAACGGCTAGAGTAATAAACCCAAAACTTTCCTCTACAGCATTTGAACTGCGTTGACGGAATTTATTTAGAGCTCTATCTATAGCGGTGTTGTAGTGGATAGGATCCAACTCAACATCAACCATACCATTGCCTAAAAAGGCCTTGATATATTCTATAACTTTTTGGCGTTCGTTTTCAGTATCGTTCATGTTAATATTTAGCTATAAATACTATACTATGCCAAGACTATCTTTATACAAACCAGAAAAGGGCCCGGATTACAAGTTTCTAGATCGTGTAATCAATGAGCAGTTTCAAGTTGGCGGAACTGATGTCTATGTACACAAATACATAGGAACAGCTACTCCCTCTGCAGGAACTGCAACTCCTTCGACTCCCGACAATTCAGCCGCGCCTATTCCTGAACTGGGAATACAGGATGTCTTGTTCATGGAAAACAGAGATAGATCCTACGAGCCAGACGTCTATATAATGCGCGGTATCTATACCATGCAGGACTTGGATTTTAATCTAAGTCAGTTTGGATTATTTCTAAACAATGATAACATTTTTATCATGTTCCACTTAAAGAACACAGTAGATATGTTAACACGAAAAATCATGCCTGGTGATGTAATTGAATTACCTCACCTAAAAGACGAATATGCCTTAGATGATCATCTTGTAGCTCTAAAAAGATTTTATGTTGTGCAAGATGTAAATCGTCCTGCCGCTGGTTTTAGTCAAACATGGTATCCGCACTTGCTAAGAGCAAAGTGTGTACCGTTGGTAGATAGTCAAGAATTCAGTCAAATACTTAATGCCGATAGCGGTGCCGGAGATGGCAGTACGCTACGCGATCTATTAAGCACCTACAACAAAAATATAGAAATTAATAATCAGATTATTGCTCAAGCAGAAGCTGATGCCCCTAGTAGCGGCTATGACACACATCAATATTATGTGATTCCTACACTAGACTCTGGCCTGATAGATGTAGCAGATACAACTAGTGCCGATGTTGATGCCAGCACAGATCAGGCCATCATGGATGCCAGTATGATACTGCGCAGTCCGAATAAAAATATCTACATAGGCTATGATACAGGCAATGGCGTACCACCAAACGGTGCTCCATTTGGCCAAGGAATAGCATTTCCAGCAAATCCTGCAAGAGGTGCATTTTATCTAAGAACAGATTATATGCCCAATGTGTTGTTTAGATTTGATGGGAAGTCTTGGGTACGCTTTGATGAGAATGTAAGAATGACCATGAATAACTTTGGTCATCAGGATGTGTCAACAGGTACATTTGCAGGACACAGTATCAAACTTACACAAAAAGGCACATTTATCAATAACAACAATACATCTACGATTGCTGGTCAAGTTGTACCAGAGCGTCAAGCATTGAGCAAAGTATTAAAACCAAAGGCGGATAATTAAAATGTCTGATTTTTTCTACGACGGCCAGATGCGCCGATATATTACTCAATTTATTCGCCTGATGAGCAATTTTTCTTATCAAGATGGTAGAGGAAATATTGTTCAGGTGCCGGCACGCTACGGAGACATGAGTAGACAAGTTGGAAGTTTGCTAAAAAAGAACAGTGAGAATACTGTACCTAGTGCGCCATTTATCAGTTGCTATATCAAAGATCTTAAATTTGATCAAAAGCGATTACAACAGCCCGACTTTGTTAGTAAAATTAACATCAGAGAGCGCGACACAGAAACTGATCCTATAACAGGACAGGTTAGATATCTCAATACGCAAGGTGCAAATTATACCATAGAGCGTATTATGCCTAGCCCCTATATGGTTACTTTTGCCGCAGATATATGGACAACCAACACTGAACAAAAGTTTCAAATATGGGAACAGATCGCTGTGTTGTTTAACCCTTCACTAGATCTACAGACCACAGACAACTATCTAGACTGGACCAGTCTAAGTGTCCTTACCCTTACTGAGCAAGGAGCGTGGAGCAGTCGTCAAATTCCACAAGGCATTGAACAAGACATCGATATCTTGAACATGGTGTTTACTGCACCTGTTTGGATCACACCTCCTGCTAAAGTTAAACAACTTGGCATTATTACAAAAATTATTACCAATGTGTTTACACTACCCGAAGGCACAATCGAATCTGAATATATGAATCTAGATGCTGTTGATGCGTTTGGCACACCTGCGACCACTGTGGTTGTTACTCCAGGCAATTTTGACCTACTGGTGCTTAACAATGTTGCCAGCTTGGTTATCAATGAAGAAAATGTTGGCACAGATTTAGATCTAAACGATCCTAGAAATGTCAGTTCTTGGTACAAGGTCTTGGATCTATATCCAGGAAAATTCACAGCAGGGCTAAGTCAATTGAGATTAACAACTCCTGCCGGTAATGAAATTGTTGCATTTATGAGATTAGATCCTACCAACGATGCTCGCATGATGTTGACTTTTGATCAAGATACTGTTCCAGGAAATACTGTTATCGATGGTAGAGGCACAGTTGATGCTATCATTAATCCTGAGACATTTGTTCCTAACAATGTGGCCACAGGCACACGATATCTCATATTAGAAAACATTCCTACAGACACAGCCGCTTGGGGCTCTTTTGCAGCCGCGGCCAATGACATTATACAATGGAACGGCTCAGCCTGGACTGTTATATTCGATTCTACCGCAGTTACCTCTGTTACCTACATAACTAATGCTTATACGAGTGTACAATATAAGTGGGACGGCTTCAGCTGGTCCAAGAGTTTTGAAGGTATATATGATAAGGCAACATGGCGTCTAATTCTCTAAATCAAATAGTCTGTAGTGGCGGGTTATTCCTAGCAGAAGATACCAAACGATTTTTATTTCTATTACGCACACAGGGCAAGACTGCGGGCACCTGGGGCCTGGTCGGGGGTAAGAAAGAACCTAGCGACAGCACTGCCTACGAAGCATTGAATAGAGAAATACACGAAGAAGTAGGACTAACACCTACCATAAAGAAAACAATCCCTTTAGAATTGTTCACCAGCAATGATGAGAATTTTCAATACAACACCTATGTGTTGATCGTGGGCAAAGAGTTTCTTCCTAAACTAAATGAAGAACATGCAGGCTACGCTTGGTGCAATTATGACAAGTGGCCAAAACCCTTACACCAAGGTGTTAAAAATACGCTGAATAGTAAAGTAATTCGCGCCAAGCTAGAATTACTGTTAGACTTAATCGATTAGGTCTGGTCCAAAAGCCCATGTGCCCAAGTGGCGCATTTCCATACTCAACTGAGTATCAACTTTAACAGTATAACCAGCCTGTGCCATCTTTTGACAGAAGATCATGTCCTCACCTAGGTGGTCATTGCTTTCGGGCGTCCAACCAAATTCAAACCAAGGTTGGGGGATTTCCTCCAATATGCTAGTCTTGACCAGCATACAACCCATGCCAATACCTTCTACAGGTGCTAGCTCATCTTGTGGTTCAAATGGTAGAGGATTTTCCCAATCGCCGATAGTTTCATAGGCAACACCTTTGGCAGGTAGCTGTCTACGCACATAGTTTGCGGCCACTACAGGTTCTTTGTGTGCCAGCAATCTTAGAGCAGTGGTTGCTGGAAATACAATGTCACTGTCTAACCATAACATATATTCTGCACCAATGTTTCTAGCTTCAGTTGCAAGTCTTTCTCGCTGTGTAAGTAGAATAGTGCTGGCTTCCATGACCACATGTGTGTCAAGGTTGTTCATGGTGTTGAGTTTAACCATTTCTGCTAGACACAGAGCGTGGGCACTGTGTAGAGTGTCGCGGCAGGGAATTAGTACTGCAAGTTTGCCTTTTTTAAGACTCCACTTGCTGGCAGAGAATACACTTTTTGTCATGCGCCCGCCACATCGTTGCTGAGCGTTTCTCCCTGTATTACTAGCTCATGGATAGCATTGATAATATCCTGGGTGCGTTTAGCAGTCATGATAAAATCACTGGGACTTAGTTTGCAGGTAACACGCATGGTTTCTATACTGATTTTTTCATTGGTCAATACTTCCAATGCGCTTTGACGAGCTAGATTTTCAATAAAAGTCTGTTGAACAACTTCGTCATCGTTAGACAATAGTTCTGCACACTCTGCTTCATCAAGGTCTTGAGCTAGATCATTAAGAATCTTTAGCTCTGCCTTTTCAGCGGGAGTTTGATCTTCTTTGGTAGTTAGACTATCTATACGAGTTAAGAATCCTAGCAGGGTTTCTGGATTGCTGGTACGATCATTCCAAACTACATTGTCCAAATACCATCTTGATGGTCCTTGATTTGCTTGATCTAATAACTTCTTTATGTTTAATTTTTTTGTCTTCATTTTATGAGTAAGTATACGGAGTTGTCTTACCACCAAATGTTGCGGATAAACTAATCTGCGTACCGGTTGCCTTACCGCCATAACTGTTACCTAGTGTAGCACTAAGTTTAATGTTGGCACCGGCAGTAGGAGCGACGTTGGTATATGCTTGGTTCACGCCGCCCATCTTAATTGCTGATCCTGTTGCTGGTAAAATTGACACTGGTTATTCCCCTGTGACCTGTTATTTATTGACCAGCTGTTTCACCAGCTCTTGAAGTTGAGCAATTTGTGCTTGCTGTTCCTTGATCGCCTCTACCAACAATGGTACCACCTTTTCGTACTGAACCGTTTTATAGTTTTCTCCTGATTTGCTTCCACCTTCTGCTGTTCGATCAAACGGTGCTGGTTTAACTGCCTGTGGTAAAACTGCTTCTACCTCGTCGGCAAATAATCCAACAATATCTTTATCTCTTTCAAACCCGAAACTTTCAGCTAACTCATTTGGATTGTAAGTTATACCATTTAATGATAACACCTTTGCTACTGCGTTGTCAATAGGTTTGACATTTTCTTTTAATCTTCTGTCCGAATAGTAGGCTGTAACTTCGTTTGCAACATTTAATGCACCAGCGGTTGTCAGTGTCATTGTAATAGCACCGGCATAAGTCCAATATTGGTTTAACGCATTGTAATAGATGTTGTTCCATGTGACCGCAGGAGTAAGAGAACTAATGTATGTGCCACTGGTTGTCATACCTATACCGCAGGCCTGTCCAGTTGTAGAGCTGGCATTACCGAATAATGCTGTCTGCGCGGTCCAGGCTCCTAGATTACCCGGTATAGCAGGTGCTGATGTAGGAACAGTATAGTTAACACTTAAAATTCCAACCGGAGTAGATGTGCCAACACCGACATAACCGTCTGAAGTGATTCTAACCTTTTCTTGAACACCTTGAACATTTGTTCCGGTTAAATTATTAGTATGGAAAGCCATAAAGGTTCTCCATGTTGTTCCAGAATCTTCTCTACCAGACGAGATACCAGCACCAATACTATCACTACCTCTAAATATCAAAGATACTCTAGAGGTGGTTCCGTTAGCGTTTCCTGTAATTCGTACACCACCACCAAGATCGCTTTGAGTAGATACTGTATATCCTGAAGCAGTGGTGCTTGCAACCACTGCTTCTATTGCAGAACTTGGAGTGTTTGTGCCAACGCCTAAATTACTACCAACATATACATTACCACCAGTAAAGTTAATTAAACCGCCCGATCCACCAAGTTGGTTAACTCGGAATGACATGCTAGCATAACTGTTCAAATATGCTGTAGTGTTATTTTCATAGATATTAAATGAGTTAACTGCACCTGTACAGCTAATGAATAGTTTATCAGCTGTTGCTGGATTATTTGCAATACTTAGTGCATATCCACTGTTGGCTGTTACAATTCCAATCTGACCAGTACCGGGATTTACAGTAAAGCTACTGGTCGTATACTCCGACATAGCAGTTGCTGATGCATTGTTAGCTGATACAAATACAGGATAATAAGTACTATTGGCAGTCTGAGCCTGTGTGGTCACCTGTGTAGAACTGGCCGCGGCTAAACTGCTAGGGCTTACCCAACTCGGTGTAGCATTACCGTTACTCTGTAGAACTTGGCCGCTTGTTCCGTAACTGGGAGTATTACCAAAACCTATACCGCCTGTAGGAGTAAGGGTTAGTATTGCCTGCGAGGGTGTGGCATCACTTTGATCAGTTACATTGTTTAATGCAAAGACCATGTTGCCTCTAGAATAACTAGATCCTAAAGATTGAAAGAAAATTCCACCTTTGGTATTTGCACTTTCACCACTAAAACCAATTCCTGAATATGCATTTGTTGTATTACTTGCAGTTGATTGAATTCTTACAGCAAATCTATTTGCTAACGAATCATTGATGTGTAATACTGTAGTAGGGCTTGATGTTCCGACACCAACGCTACCACTGGTAACATATAAAGAGTTTGTCATGGTAGTAATACCATTATAGTATGTACCACCGTTGACACTTAATACTGCACCACTTTGTTGAGCATAGGCGCTTGTACCCATAGTAATGCCATTTGCAGCCACTAATTGGAAGGCCGCGCCGCTATATTGAATAAATCCGCCAGCACCGTTATCTTTAATATACTGCCCGTTAGCAAAGTTAACAGATGCAGGTTGATTAAGATTTAAACTTCCAGAGCCGGCAATAGTTATTGCACCTGTGCTAGGATTGATATAAAAGCTACTGGTAGTATACTCTGACATCGCAGTCGCTGATGCATTGTTAGCCGATACAAATACGGGATAATAAGTACCGCTAGCAGGTTGTGCCACCGTAGCAATGTTGGCCGCGTTGGTTGCATTACCTGATGTAACACCGCTGGCCGCAGTCCATGTAGGAGCAGATCCATTGCTGGTCAATACATAACCGCTAGTACCAATTGCTAGACTTGTTGTTGCATTAGCCGCTGATTGATACAATAAACTACCTGCGGCACCACCTGTTAGGTTAACACTGGTTGCCATTAAGGTAGCGGTATTTAAAGTCCATGTTTGAGGAGCAGAGCCGTTAAATGCTGTACCAGTTAATCCGGTACCAGCAGTTAATGAGTTACTGACCTGTACCGCACTGGCCATTAAGGTAGCTGTATTCAAACTGATAGTAATTGCCGCACTACCGTTATATGTCGATGATGGTGATCCGCTTAGACCAGAACCGATAGTTAATGCGTTTGTTACACTACCTGCTGAACCAGCGGCACTGTCTGCTTGCACAGCTCTCTGCACATACATGCTAGATGTGTTAACATAGGTTGGGGCACCTGCACCGTTGCTTTGTAAAAATTGTCCAGCTGTACCAGGCCCTACAAAACCTGTTGTACTGGCACCGCTTTGATAAACCAGTTGGCCAGTAGTACCACCGATGATGTTGTTGGCGTATACAGAACTCTGTACATAGACACTGGCTGTATTTGTGTATGTGGGCGCACTTGCACCGCTACTGACTAGAATTTGACCAGCAGTACCTGGACCAATAAAACTGGTTTGACCTGCGGCTGTTTGATAGGGAACTTGTCCAGCAGTACCACCTGCGATATTTGTTGAAGTATTGGCAACTAAGCTGATACCAACCATTAAGGTTGCTGTATTGACATAGGTAGGCGCACTGGTGCCGTTGCTCTGTAGCAGTTGGCCGGCAGTACCTGGACCTGTAAATCCAGTTAGTCCCGGAGCAGTTTGATAGACAATTTGACCAGCTGTACCACCAGCAATGTTGCTGGCCGTGCTGACTGTACCTGTTACATTACCTGTAATGTTGCCAATGATGTTACCACTGGCATATAGGCTACCGTTGACCTGCAATCTATAGGCACCTTGACTGGTAGTGTAGCCTAACAGTAAATATCCGTTGCTGTCGAATCTACCATCTTCAGTGCTATTAATACTGAATGTTATCGGAGCACTTGGAGCGTTGATCGTGCCAGTAGTAATCGCTCCTGAGCTGTTTTCGATGAATGATAAATTACTGGCAATTGACATAATATTTTTCCAATTTATTCACTGTATTTACCAGTAAATATTCTGCATAGAAATCTTTGACTGGAGAACAACCAAATACTCCATTAACTGATAGTTCCTTAATGGTGTATTTAGCCAAAAAATTAAATGAGTTAATGACTGTGTCAAATAGGACACCCATCAAAGTTTAACCCAAAATTATTAGAATCTGAAAAATTCTTAGCATCTGTTTTTGATGTAAATGTTATTTCTTGTTTTTTATCTGAATTATCTAGGTATTGAAACCACCATGAATTATCAGTAAACTGAAAACTAATTAATGTCATTATTAAACTCCAAATCTCTTTCTAGTAGCATTGAAAAGTTGTGCTATTTCTGTTGAAGATAATGCTCTACTATATGCAGAGAAAGTAGCAAGTTTTCCTGTATATATACCACAACATGGACTACGAACTAGTCCAGGGGCAGCATTTTGTGATGTTGTTTGACTACTGGGCATTGAGCCTGTATTTTGAAAAACACCGTTTACATAAACTTGCATCTGTGGAGTGCCACCATTATTTGTCCCAGCCCTGTCAAAAACAGTAACAACATGATACCACGACGAAGAACTGAGAGAAGACGTAAAAGTAATTACTGCCTCTGTGTATGTCGGACCCACTAGATAATAAATTCCGTTTAGTCCAACTCCGTAACGATAGCCGTCGCCGCCGCCGGCATTACTAAACATACCACATTGACCTACACTGCTAGGGGGATTTTTAACCCAACAAGCAAAGGTATAACTTCCAGTGGTAGGTATCATATTGTTAGCAAATGTAAATCCTTGAGTAGAAGCATAGGAGGCTGCACCAGTGGCGCCGCTGAAATCAAAACAGCCGCCACCATCGGTAGATACTACTGGATAACTATACATTGTGGCATTATTGCCAAGGCCACTATTATCTAACCATACTGCCCCTGAGTTTGGAAATGGGCTAAAATTAGTTGCCGCGCTGTTTCTTTCCATTTGAAATCCGTCAACCCAGAAACTAACGCTGGTATTATAACAGTCAAATCTTGCTTGTACATAGGCAGTAGTAGACTGAGTCATGGTATATGATACAGACACTATGGTCCAAGATGTCGTTACATTAAAATATCCTTGACCGTAAGTGGTATAACCGCCAGAACTATTTGCTTCAAATATCAGCATACTGGCTGTAAATGCACTACTACCCTTGACCCAGAGACTTCCAGTCCAAGTTTGGCCGTTTGCGGCTGTACTTAAATTGAAGGTAGGGCCATTGTAAGTTCCTACATACGCAGAAGTTCCCGGGTTAGCTGTTGATATCAGCATAGGAATACCACCGGCAGGACTACGCGGTGTGGTATAATCTCTAGACAATGTTGCTTGATATGCTCCGCCTAGACTGGCCCAAGCATACAAATCCAAAGGATTTGATGCTACATTTGGACTCCAACTTTTAAAGTTGGCGGCATCCAGAGCTAAAACTAAACTACTCGTAACACCAGCAGGACCATTAATTGCGCTCATACTCCGTAGATCTTCCTTTGTGCGTTAAAATTCTGTGCAACTTCTGTGGCAGATAATCCCTTGTTGTATATTTTTGTACTGGCTATTTGGCCGTTAATATAATAGTTCCCGCCGCCGCTGTATTCTCCAACATATAAAGTTCCATTGTTAGTAATATTGTACCCGGTTGTGGTACCAGTTAACCCCTGAGATACGCCGTTAAAATATACAGAAATAGTCCCACCAACATAGGTAACTGCCACATTCACCCAAACACCTGTAGGTAAAGTAGTAGTAGTTCCCACAGCACCACCATGAAAATACAAATTATAACTACCACCATTTAAGTATGCATCTAAACCTGAAGAATTATTACTTACACACCATAGTCTGTTATTTGTTCCTGAATTTCCACTGATATAAACCCACTGCTCAACAGTTCCAGATCCGCCAAATGCCCATCCCGAATTAGACGATGCAGTTATATAATTACTGCTACCATTAAAACTAAAACTTCCGCTACTACTATAGGTTAAGCTATTTGCGGTAATAGTACTGCTACTTAACAAGTCAACAATGGCCTGAGTAGTTGATCTACTACCAGATGATCCCAATGATGGCATATACGGTGTAGCATATGAACCGACTTCACATTGTGCGCCCCACGCATATACCGAATAGCCAGTAGCATTGCTAGATTTAGCAGATCCAAAATCTACACCACATTGTATTTGATTGACACCCGATGCCGGGATCGTATAAGTCACTGAATATCTAGTCCATGCTCCCACGCTTGCAATAGGAATAGTATTAGTAGTAGCAGGAGCACTTACTACTGTTCCACTATTTCCTGTAGCAATACCTAGTTGTATCGGCTGTGTTAATGCGGCATTTTTTAACCAACAAGAAAATGTGTAAGTTTGTCCTGCTGTTACCGAAATACTTTGGCTATATCTCGCATAATACCCTGTTAATAAATCTGCTGTATATCCGCCAATTGGGTCTGGTTGACCAGGTGTTACAGTGGAGTTGATCCAGTTGTTAAACATATTCCCTGTCCAGTTAGACATGAAATTTCCGCCAGAGTAATCTTGGCTATATGTAATTAAATTTGTAGCAGGCGGTCCGACCCATGATTTTTTAACATTATTCATGTCGTAATAAAACACAAGTCTGTTAGTAACAACTGATGATCCGTGTGTTAACGCCATTATACACCAAACCTTTTTCGAGTTGCGTTAAAATTCTGTGCAATTTCAACAGCCGATAATGCTCTATAATATATTTTTACAGTTGATACATACCCGTAAAAATAATCAGTAGCATCCCATCTTCTGCCAATTCTAACTCCTGCATTTGATGATGCACCTGCTACCGCTAGTGTAGTAGACCCAGAAAGTACTCCATTTTGATATATGGATGCTGTTCCAGAATTTCCTGTCCAAGTAAATGCCGCATAGGTCCATGTATTAAGTGATGGGGAAATTGAAGGACTATAATACCATCCTGCATTATATATACCGCCACTCATAGAACTTCCGCCATCATATCCTAACTTATAATTAACATAGCTAGGATAATAGTCTGAAATTACACATCCGTTATTATTAAGAAAACTTGTAGGTTGAAACCAAGCCTCAATAGTAAAGGTTGACAATCCTCCAAAGCTGTTAGCTGTTTTAAAATTTGCGCTACCATTTAAGTAAAAAGCACCGTTAGCATATAACCCAGTATTGCCCCAGGTAGGTGTTCCATTTTCTACTGTTGCGGTATAACCGTTTCCGCTTAGATCATACCATGTTGTACCCGATCCAGGATATGATTTTTTATTAGCGGCATCAAGCGATAGCACTAATCCGTTTGTAACAACAGAAGGACCGTAGGTGTTGCTCATTTTTTACTCTTAAGTTCTTCAATTTCTGCTTTTAATTCTTTAATAGCCTCTATCAGCAGTGGAACAAGTTTTTCATATTGTACAGTTTTATAATTTTCACCAGATTTACTATTACCGTTAGTATCTTGATCAAACGGTGCTGGTTTGACTGCTTGAGGCAGTACTGCTTCTACTTCATCAGCAAACAATCCCACAATACTTTGATTGCGATCATAACCAAATGTTTCAGCTAATGCGTTAGGGGTATAGGTAATACCGTTTAATGATAACACTTTGGTTACTGCATTGTCAATAGGTTTAACATTTTCTTTTAGTCTGCGGTCTGAATAGTAGGCTGTGATTTCACCGCTAGCATTGATCTGGCCAGTTGTTGCACCGCTACCTGAACCGACATTCAGCGATAGTATAGATGTCGCGGTGTATACTGATAAGCCTGCACCTGATATCATCTGTGTGCTAGTACCGATCGTAACAAAACCATTGTATTGCGCTAGGGTAATTTGGCCGGTATCTTGAACATAGATGCTTGGGATACCGGATATGTCGTTGACTGAGAAAATAGTCCCTGACATAGAATCGATAACACTGAACAACTCACCGTTAGTGCCATGTACATCAAACTTCATTGTTGATGTACTTGTAGCTGTACTACCAATAATCACAGTTCCCTGAGGCAATATAGTTGCTGTCGGCGCACTGTTGGCACTATATTGAATGTAAAATGGATTTGTATTATTTGCAGTAGCAGTTCCTGCAGCCTGTAGATACCAACTACCACCATAGGCTGCTAATGAAAGGCCGGCAAAACCTGTACTAGATTGTTGGTTTGATACAACTACTTGACTTACACCCGCTTGAGTTTTAATAAAGTTAGCAATGTCTGTAGTAGCATTATATACACTGATTGCACCCATTACTAATGACCCGCCGGTAGTAAGAACCATGGTATTATTATTAGAATTGGTGACAAATCCTATACCGCCATAGGACGATCCAGATCTATTATAAGAAAGTAAATCTACACCAGTAATACCTGTATAACCACCAGTGGGACTAATTTCTAATCCCATAGCACCGTTATTCGATACACTAAATCTATTGCTTGGAGAAGTTGTACCGACACCGACAAACCCATTGCTAGCATTAAAACCAAATGGATTGCTGGTTGCTACTGTAGCTGCCGCTGTAGTCGATCCGCTTGCGCTAACACCTACTACATACTCAAATGCGTTGGTGTTGGCAGTGGCATTGATGTTACCTGTGTAGCCGGCTCCGCCTGCAACATAGGCGTTTATATTGCCAGTATCAATAATTTTATACCAACTCCCCCATGTAGAAGTCGAAGAACTTATTCTATGCCATAAGTTACCGTTATCTGTTGTTCCAAGTTGGTGAGCCTGTCCACCGGAGAAATCTGAATTAGTAAAGCCATAAGGTCTAAATGTTAATACACCGTGATATGTTCCACCGTCACTTAGGCCGTCTGCAGAGTTTTGTCTAAAATCTACAAAAAATCCTGCAGATCGATCTCCAGGAGCGTAGTTGGTTGCACGACTATCTAAACTAACAATACTGTTATATGCTGTACCACTTGCGGAACCATTGGCTAATTGACTTGCTAAAGGTGCACCAATTGTATTATATGAAATTGTTACAGCAGAACTACCGTTAAATGTCGATCCACTGGCCGCACCAGAACCACCATTGTTAAATGTTAATGCATTACTAAGACTACTTGCACTACCGCTGATGTTACCGACAAAGTTTGTTGCGGTTACAGTACCGTTGATATAAGCACCACCGTTGACACTTAACGCCGCACCGCTTTGTTGAGAAGTATAAACTACTGCTACAGGAGTTGTATGGTACGAAATGCCAGGTGTAACTTTAAATACCATTGGACTTGCGCTATACCCGCCACTATATAATCCTTTAACACCAAAAAATCCAGCGCCATCAAACCCAATGCCATATGCACCAACTGTGTTAGAGCTTGTGCTTGCTACCGCAGTGTCTGTTACAATGGTTAGTGCCATTGCACCAGAGTTAGTACTCCATGACCCTGCGTATGCTATTTGTTGTGCAACCCAGTCACCTACACCGCTAGAGTTTGGTCGAGTAATGTTAAATGTATTTTGATTTGTGCCAGAATCAGCAACATAGAGTTTACCAAGATTTGATGAGGTACCGATGCTGACATTACCGCCAACTGGCTGAAATGCTAAAGTACGATATCCTACGCCCTGCTCTACAGATTGCAACGAGTGATACGCACCTGTACCTGCCGCGCTTCTACCAATAATAAATTGATAATCATTGGCGCCGGCAGTGGTTGTTCCAAATACTAATATACCCGATTGTGCTGATGTTTTAGCAACTTGGTCAGTAATACTAACAATACCGCCGTTATATTGATTTCCAGCTAAACTTACTAGACCTGTTGCAGTAAACGCACCTCCAATATATGCAGAGCCGTTAACAGTTAGCGAGTTAAGGGTTACCGCACCGGTACTAGGATTGATAGTAAAGCTACTTGTAGTATACTCTGCCATGTAGCTACTAGTAGCATTGTTAGCACTAACAAAAGTTGGATAATAACTTGCACTTGCAGTCTGTGCCACTGTAGCAATGTTTGATGCATTAGTTGCGTTACCTGCACTTAACCCGCTTACTGCGGTCCATTGTGGAGCACTTGCGCCAGCAGTTAGCACATATCCGCTTGTACCCAGTGCCAGGCTTGTGGTCGCATTAGCACCAGATTGATATAACAAGCTACCTGCGGCACCACCAGTGACGTTGACCGCCATGTTGACCAGCATGGTCGATGTGCTTAGTGTAAGTGTAATGTTACCATTAGCACTGGCTGTACCACCATTGACTAGTACTTGGTTGGTTGAACCTGTAACAGTTAATACGCCAGTGTTGGCAATAGTAACTGCACTAGATCCGTTATAGCTTGTACCACTTAGGCCTGTGCCAATTGTCAATGGGTTACTTACAAATCCAACACCTATACTCGATGTATTTGTATATACAGGCGCACTTGCACCATTGCTGACTAAGATTTGACCAGCAGTACCGGGACCAATAAAATTGGTTTGACCTGCGGCTGTTTGATAAGGAACTTGTCCAGCAGTACCACCTGCAATGTTGGTAGAGGTATTAGATACTAAACTAATACCAACCATGAAACTTGATGTGTTTACATAAACAGGAGCACTTGTACCTGCACTGGTTAGGATCTGACCAGCTGTACCGGGACCTGCAAATCCAGTTAAACCAGGAGCAGTTTGATAGACAATCTGTCCGGCTGTACCGCCGGCAACATTACTGGCTGTGCTGACCGTACCTGTTACATTACCTGTGATGTTACCGATAATGCTACCACTGGCATATAGACTGCCATTTACCTGTAGTCTATATGCACCCTGACTGGTTGTATAACCTACTAGGAAATATCCATTGGTATCAAATCTACCATCTTCAGTACTGTTGATACTGAATGTTATCGGAGCACTAGGAGCATTTATAGTACCAGTGGTGATTGCTCCTGAGCTGTTTTCGATAAATGATAGATTACTGGCAATTGACATATTGATTTCCCAAAATATTTACTGTATTTACCAGTAAAATTAAGCCTGTGGCTCGCCCCAACGCAGGGTCAAGTTAGCATAAATTGGATTACCTGAAGTCAAATACACATTAATGAATAATACATCTGGGCCATTTGGATAGCAGTTTCTACCACCTAGCGGAGTATTGGTCAATTCCTTTAAGTTACTTAAATCCAGCACATCTCGTTCCTGCGGACTACTAACGAACGAGAATACAGTTTCACCTGGTTGGGCAAATCCACTTCTTGTAAAGTTAATATTTGTACCGTTAGAAATACTACCAATTGTATAGTTACTCAATGTTACTTGGTTTGCACTTGGATTAATATAGGTTATCAATGTTCCGCCTGTAATTCTAGCACCGTTATCATTTGTAATATAAACAGCGTCACCTGGATTGATACCTACTGTGCTGTTTAATGTTAAAATATTGCTACCAGCAGGTATGGTACTGCCAGTAGTTTGGTATACATTGGTAGCAGTATTATCAAATATAATACTCTGACCTTGTGCAACCTGTGAGAAACTAGGCTGACCAGTCTGTAGACCAGTATTGCCCAGACTCTGCCATACAATCTTATTGCCGTTTGGATCACTTGGATAGTTCTGTGGATTAATAATACCCTGCACAACCATGGCACAGTTAGTATTTGTTGAACCACCCGCTGTCACTTCCAGCGCCTGCAGTCTCATTTGCGCACGATTTACAAGATCTCGTACACCTAGGTCACCCGGAATAGCATTACTTACGCTAGGTGCTAGTCTAATGGCAAATGTTGTAACTGGTACAGTACTAACCTGAATGTTGGGAGCAACATAGTTAAAGATGTAGCCACGATCATCGTCAAATCCACCGTCAGCTAGGAAAGCTGAACCCCAGTGGCTTAACTGTGGACTGGCTGTTTGACCAACTAGGATAACACCAGTACCTGCTGAGTGTCCTGCTGCCGCACTACCTGTAAAGTTTCTTGTTGTTCCTGCTGTAAATTGGCTGATAGTTGCCGCACGAGTTAATCCGCTTAGTGTACCTGTAGCAGTTGTTAAACTGGTATACTGGATCATTTCTTGATCAACCATAACATATCCTGCATAGGGGAAGTATGTGGCGTCTGTAACAGTCATAATAGTATCAGTAGACAACATGGTGTTGGTCAATGTGCTGTGTGCGCCTTCATTCAATACCTGATAACGAACAGGCATGTTACCAGTACGCATATAGGCTTCTGTGTTGACGTTACTGTTCTTCATACGATGAACAGTGATATAATTACCTTCTGGGCCACGCAACATCCAGTCAATAAAACCAGCACCGTACCAGGTCCATTGCAAACCAATCATCTGCATCTTGTTGACTTGAAGTTGATAACCGCTTGGATTATAGATACCGTTTGATCCATCGCAACGATCAATGTTCCATTGACTTTGTGGAACAATCTTGTCAACCACCTTAACGATCTTAGTACCGCTTTGGTTGCTTGCACCGCGGAAACTTGGATTGACATATATTGTTGTATCATTTAATATTCCAGTAACCACATGTGTCATACCTTTAAGCACGATACGATCACCTGCAATCAACTGCTGTGTAAAACGACTGTTAACACCTGTAATAGTATGACTACCAACTGTTGTTGTAACCAGACCGGATATATTAACAGTACTAGTGCGTTGGCCAATGGCCATTTGAATACCATCATACTGCCAGAACATACCGTTTTGGTCATCAAATGTACCAGCACGAACTGTTGCTCCGTACCAGTTTTGAATACTTAGAACACCTGGATTACCAACTATAGGCGATGTGCTTCCCAGTGTGGTTGTTGCTAGAACAGTCAGTGTTCTTTCGTCAACAATACTGTTAACAACATATTGTCCATTGTATCCGCTTGTGGAAATATTTGATAATACAACAATAGCGCCAACCTGACATCCGTGATCATTATCATCACAGACAATGGTAATTAAGCTACCTGGAGCTGTGCCAGCGGCTGTTATTGTTCTTAGGTTATAGTTTGGTGCAAACAATGCACCGGTGTTATAGTTGATACTCTTACCAGACTGATAACGCAGATATTTTTTACTCTGACGAATAGCATCCATACCTGGTGCTGGACCTCCAGTACCTAATTGCACACCACCATCGAAGGGTCTGTGATAGTAATAGCTGTCACTACGAGCAAAAATATATCCGGTAGGTGTACCTGAAATTGTTCCAACATTTCGCGCTGGATAGGTAAATGTTGTTGCATTTGGTACGCTACTAATATAGAACGGACCTTGTAAAAGTTTGTTATTGTTACTGCCGTTGTCGCTGGTAATAAAAGTAATAATGGCCTGCCCTGGCATAAATCCGTGTGGATCAGTTGAAGTTACTGTAACAGTACCTGTTGATGTTGGACCAGACCCGGCGACAACAAATGTCACATTGGTTAAACTTGATCCGGTATAGAAACCACCTTTACGCACCACTGTGGACTGTTGGCTAATAACTGTACCACTACTTGCACCGACCTGTCCTTTGGCATAGTAGCTAAACTGTGTTGAACTTGATACATTGTCAACAATGAATGATCCTGCCGCACGGTCGTAACTGGCAACGGTCTGCAATAGAGCATTAACTGTGATAGCAGTACCAGTAGATAGATTATGTGGATAGTTTGTATTAACAGTGATATAACTTTGTACACCTGGTGCAAAGTTTGCCGCCCAGCTGGCATCTGAAGTAATCTGCGCAATGCTTAAATCTGTACCCGGAACTTCATAGATACCAGGGTAACCGCGAACTTGACTTAATGACTGCCACTTGGTAGGTTGTTGTCCGTACTCAAAGTCAGCGTCAATCATACTCTGAGGACTAGCTACACGAGTGCGTTCCCAACCATCTGTGCCTGTAGGCCATGGGCGAGTAATAACTGCACCGTCAGCTCTTTCAGCAAAAATCTGTAGCACATCGGTACTGGCCATACCTGTTGTACTGATACCTAGTGTAATGGTTGTTACACCATCTGATCTCATCAATTCTGTTGGAAATGCTGTAGAGTTTGCTCTGCTAAAACTTACACTAGTCCCTGTATAGGTTGTGCTAGCAAAATTATATAATACTGTGTTTCTTGTAGTATTTGTAATTACTAGCAACTGATCCATTCTCCAATTACCTGGAATTGCGATAGTACCTGCGCCTGCTGAACCAGGAGTAAAAGTATAATTTCTTAATAGTTGTTTGGCCATTTTATTCTAAATCCTTCGTATATTTATTGTGCATTACATTCCCATTGCTATGCTCATTGCAGTAGCTAATGTGGTTATGTCTACACCATTCTGTTGCAGACTACCCGAGACATTTAAGGTACCAGTAATTGTACCACCACTACTACTTATAGCATTGGTGATGCTTACTGAGTTGAAGCTGACTACACCAACAACTACACCGTTGGCAGGAATACTGCCAAATACAATGCTTGTACCATTGTTTGCAGTATAGGTAGTTGGCATCTGTAATTGGCCATTTTGGAATACCTGTACTGTTGCTGTGTTATAGCTTGTGGCAAAGGTTGTTGTAGTACCGTTGCTGGTATATTGGTTAAATGAGTAGGCCTGTTGCGCACTTACAGCATAGCCTTGGCTAGCAATAACCTGTACAATGTCGCCTGTATTACGACCTGCGGCCAATACCACTGTGGTACCGTTGCTGGCTGTAAAGTCACCTGCTACTGAGCTAAAGCTGATACCGTTAACAATAACTTGTATCTGTCCAACTGTATATCCGCCTGCTACAGCAAATGTTGTCTGTCCGGCTGTGGCAGTAAATGTCTGTATGCTGGTTGGTAGTATCTGCGCACCATTGGTATAGATGTTACCTGCCCACAAACTTCCTTGTATGCCCGCACCACCGATTACCTGTAGCGCACCAGTTGTGGTTGATGTTGCTGTTACACCACTGGTAATAATATGGTTAGTACTTGTAACTGTACCTCCGACAAATACACCACCGCTAAAACCTGCACCACCTTGTACAACCAATGTACCGCTGGCAGTTGATACTGTTGGAGTATTCCATCTGTTGATAGACACAGCTATCATAGTGTTGGTAACTGTGGTTGCTGTAACTTCTGCTAGGAATTTAAAGTTTGTACCAGTAGTAGTTGTACCAAATACCAAGTCACCGTTACCTGCTGTGGCATTTTGACCAACCATGATGTACCCGTCATTTGGTGTTAGAGCAGTACCTAGACTGTTAGGTTGTGTACCGTCCCATAGACTGCTGGTAATACCCATGTCAATGTATGAGTTAGCCGCAGTGACGTTATCAGCAGATGCCACAATATCAGTAGATGCCTTTGCACCGCTGTTGACGTTCTGTACATTAATCTCCATATAGGTATTATTATTACCAGACGCTTGGAACATGGTTTGTCCAAATGGAGTGTAGTTTGTTACACCTGCATATAGAGCACCGTTACCAGTTGCATCACCGTAAAACACACCGCTGGTAGCAGTAACTTGATTAACTGTGATACCCACATTGGTACCAGTAATCTGTCCGTTAACCGTTAGGTTACCTGCAATGACTGCGTTTCTACCAATTGTTAAATCATATGCGGCACCAATACCACCTGCAACATAAAGTGCGTTAGATGAAACAGATGCTGTGTTTGATAGTGTACTTGCCACTGTAACTTGGTTGGCAAAATAGCTGTTACCAGTAACACCGATACCGCCTGCGGTAACCACTAGACTTTGTCCTGTTGGAGAACTAGCACTAGCAGTACCTGTTGAGCTGGCCTGTACCTGCGCAACATAAACTGGAGTAGATCCGTTGCTGGCTAATATTGCGCCAACGGTTGATGTGCTTGCCAACATGGCTGTTGCGTTAGCCGCTGATTGATAGGGTAGGCTACCTGCCGCACCACCTAAAATATTGGCTGCATAGCCAACCTGTATGGTTGATGTATTTGTAAATGTAGCAGTCGTTCCGTTGCTGACCAATAGTTGTCCAGCAGTACCAGCAGTAATAAAACTTGTTACGCCTGGCGCTGTCTGCATTGGAATATAACCAGCGGCACCGCCTGCTATGTTTGTGCTTGTACCAACAGCAAGAGTACTTTGGCTAGCATATGAAGGAGCACTTGAACCGTTACTGATCAATACCTGTCCGCTAGTACCATTGGTTACAAAACCAGTGGCATTGGCACCTGTTTGATAAACTAGGTTACCACTTGCACCACCTAGTGTGTTAGCACTAAAACCTACTTGAATAGTTGATGTATTGGTAAACACCGGACCAGTTGCGCTTGCACCTGCCGATACTAATATTTGTCCTGCTGTACCTGCACCAAAGAAACTGGTAGGGTTAGCAATGTTACCAGTTTGGAATGGAACTTGTCCTGCTGATCCGCCAGCAATGAATGTTGCAGTACCAGCGTAACTTGCTTGACCAACCTGTATAGTTGATGTACTTGTGAATACAGGAGCACCTGGTTGACTTACAAGAATGTAACCTTGTGTACCTGTGCTTAAAAACTGTGTGGTGTTGGCCGCGGATTGATAGTGTAACTGACCCGGTGTGCCACCTAATAGGTTAACTGCGTAACCAACTTGAATTGTTGTTGTGCTGGCAAATGTTGCTGTGTTAGCACCCATTTGTAGGATTGTGCCCTGTGTACCTGTTGTTATATAAGCTGTTACACCTGCGGCTGTTTGATAAGGAATATAACCTAATAGTCCGCCTGCTAGGTTAGTAGCAGTTGTAGCAAGACCGGATGTTAAACCGCTTAGTGCGGCCCATACTGGAGTAGAACCGTTGGACTGTAGAACATAACCGTTAGTGCCAATACCTAGGAATGTTGTTGCACCAACACCTGATTGATAAGGTAACGCACCCGATGTACCACTGTTTAGGTTATTTGCAGAACTTACAACCAATGTACTTGTTGTGGCAGTTGTTAGTACAGCACTGTTAGCACTGAACATGCCGCCGGCATAAATGTTGCCGCCTACGCCTACACCACCAGTAACAACTAATGCGCCTGTGGTTGTTGATGTTGCATTTCCTGTACCGTTAACTGTAATACCAGTTGCGGTAAATGCTGTTGCTGTTGTACTGTTTAAGGTTGTTAAACCAGTAACCGCTAATGTTGTGCCAACTGTTAATGAGTTAGTTACTGTTGCGGCGCTGATTGTAGCACCACCATTTAATGCTGTATATCCAGTAACAGCCAATGTTGTACCTACTGTGGCCGCGTTGGTCACTGTTAAAGCACTTGCAGTTACACCACCAGTTAAACTGCTAAATCCGCTGATTGTTAAACTTGTACCTGTAATGCTAGTTGCTGTTAGGCCTGCTAAAATGCTCTGTCCACTTACAGTTAATGTTGTGCCTGTGATATTAGTGGCTGTTACACCGGCTAGTGTACTTTGACCTACTACCTGTAGTGTACCACCGATGAATACATTGTTTGTTACAGTTAAAGCAACACCTGTACCAGTTACTGCCACATTGACAAATGTACCTGTTGTACTAGAAACTTTGTCTAGGCCAGCACCGCTCATGTAAATTGTACCGCCAACCCACAAGT